TGTGCTAACGGAGATTCTATCTGTTCGTTTGAACAAACAACAGTCTGGATTGGTACTGCTAAAGAGCAGGGACCATCGGTATACTCTATCATGGGTGTATCACCGTCAAAGATATCAACACCATTCATTGATCGTATTCTAAACAACAGCACTCTTACTGATGTCATTGCATACCCATTACGAATTAATGGTCATACCTTTTACATTCTTACATTAGCAGATCTTAATCAAACACTTGTGTATGATCTTAATGAGAAGCAGTGGTATCAGTGGACTATGTATGCTGTAGGTGATAGTGATTCCGGCGTTAACGGCATATATGCAGAACAGTATTTCCGGCCTAGTTATTTTGCTGGTGTTGGGGAAACATACTTTTTGTTAGATGATGACAATGGTACGCTGTACACAATGTCGGACACATATTACAATGATAATGGTGCTCCAATCTACTATAGAGCAGTAACCCCTATTATGGATAGTGGAACTACTAAGCGTAAGTTTTATCATCGCATTGAGATTGTAGGTGATAAGATTCCTGCTACAATGAATATAAGACATACTAGTGATGACTATAAAACATGGTCAAACTATAGACAAGTAAACCTTAATAATGAACGTCCACAAGTACGTCAAGCAGGCGCAAGCCGTCGACGTGCTTGGGAGTTTTTATGTACTGACAACCAACCAATACGACTTGAAGCTGCTGAGATAGACTTTGATATTGGTGAGTTAGAGAATGTAGGACAACCAGCACAGCAAGGGTAAGATAGATGGTAACGTATCAAGTCGAGCAATACTCTGACGTTCTTCCAGAGCTGCGGGTTATATACCCTGAGCACTATAAAGAAATAGAGCAAGAGGTTAGCGGTGGTTTTAAACTAGACCCTGACTGGACTCAATACTTTGCTCTTGAACAAGCTGGTATGTTACATGTTATTACTTGTCGTAAAACAGATAAGCTTATTGGTTACATGTTCTACATTGTTAGTAAACACTTACATGTAAAATCATGCGTCACAGCCTACGAAGATATATACTTCCTTCGTAAGGAATACAGAAAAGGACGGACTGGTATTCGTATGTTTCAGTTTGCTGAACAACATATGAAGTCTATTGGTGTAAATAAAATGCTAGGTACTACTAAGGTACATATAGATAACTCAAAGTTATTTGAATACCTTGGATATCAGTTCGTAGAAAAACTCTTCAGTAAATATATATAAAAAGGAATTAATATGGGTGGCATAGTCAATGCAATATTTGGTGGTGGTGGTGGTGGTGGTAGTCAGAGTACTGCTGCTCCAGCTCCATTACCTCAAATTCAAACAGATCCGTACGGTGCAATTGGCGGCCGTACTCAGGCTGGTAATCAGTTAATGGATTTAGTTAATAACCCAAGCAGTGCATTAAGCTCAGCTGGTTATCAACAACAACTACAACAAGGGGTAGCAGCTCAACAAGCAGCTGGTGCTGCTGGTGGTACTCTTCAATCTGGTGCACAAGCTAATGCTCTTCAGAGTATGGGTCAGAATACATTTAGCAGTTATTATCAACAGATGATTGGTAATCTTGGAGCATTGTCTGGTGCTACTACCCAAACACCTTCTGGTGCAGCTAGTGCACAAACACAGAGTTCTCAAATGGCTTATAATGCACAGAATCAGAATGCACAATCAGGTATTGGTTTAGTTGGTATGGCGCTTGGTGGTGCTAACTCTGCTGGTTTGTTCAGTGGTATGGGTGCTGCTGGGGGTGGTGTAGATTTAATTGGAAGTTCAATGGGTGGTGGTGGTACTGCCGAAGCATTATCACTATTAGCAGCACTTTAACCGGGAATAATATATGGCAAACTTAGCGCAAGCCTTTGCGGGTGGATTTGAAAGTGGTCAAGCTATAGGCGATACTATTGTTGCCGATCGTGATCTTAAACAGGCTCAAGCTGAATCAGGTCCTGGTGCTGATCTATTTACTACCTACCAGAAGGCTGGCCAGATGGCTATGCAATCTGGTAACACTCGTGTAGCAGATAAGTTTCTTAAGCAAGCTAATGAGTTTAAAGGTGAAGCACTTAAGCAACACATCAGTGAACTTAAAGTTCATCAAGGTGAAGTAGAGGCTTTGTACCAAGACTTACAAGGTAGCAAGACTAAAGAAGATCTTCTTGGTCGTGTTAATAGAGCAGCAGCTGATAAAAGATTATCTGAGGCAGAAAAGCTTGAGTACTCTGGTGCTATTAACAAATTAACTGATGAACAAGTTCCAGTTTTTATTGAAGCATTTGGTAAGAAAACTCTTAGTTACAAAGAGCAGTTAGATGTAAAATCTAAGATTGCACATGATGCTCTTGAGCAAGAGAAGTTTCAAGAAACAAAACGACACAATATTAAAAATGAAAGTAATCAAGCTAAGAATGCTTCTGGTAAACTTACTCCTGCTGAAAAGAAAGCAGAGAAGGTTGAGGAACATACACAGGGTCGACTTGAAAAAGCACAAGATACACTTACTGCTGAGAAGCGTAGAATACGTAACCTTGATCCTAAGAAGTTTGATAAGGCTGCAAAAGATCAATTGATCACACAAGCTGAAGCTGACTATGAAGAGGACACTGCCAGTTTAAGAAAACCTGAAGCTGCTCCAACTAAACCTGATGTAGCTTCTGTTACTGATGTTGACAAGAATAAGTTAATGTCCCTTAATAAAGAAGGTAAATTAACTAAGGGTCAGAAAGAAGAGTTTGATAGTCACTATGGTCCAGGTGCAGCTGATAAGATTTTAGGTGGTGCTAAAAGTTCTTTAAAAGAAGAACCTAAAGAACAAGCTAAACCAGAAGCTAAAAAAGAATTGACTGACGAAGAGCAGTTGACTGCAGATCTGGCTAAAGCTACTGGTGTTCAGGAACGTAATGCCATTCGTAATGATTATAATATTAGGCAGAAACGTAAGGCAGAGCAAGCTAAACAAAAGGCTATTTCTGCTAAAGGAAAAGCAAAGACTGATGAGGCTATTGCCAAAGCACAAAAGAAAGGTTTAGTCCTTTCTGGTATGTCTGGTACACAGCTTAAGTTTGTTGATCCAAAAACTGGTAAAGAAGTATTAGAATCTGAACTATAAAAGGAAGTCACATGGCAACGTTTGAAGGACCTGCACAAGTAACTGCAGCATCAACTGGTACCTTTACAGGACCTTCTACAGAAACATCTACAGAATCTAAATCAACATTCTCTGGTCCAGTTAAAGCTAAAGCAGGTGGTATTCAGGCTGAGGTGCTTGAAGTGCTTGATGGTGACACGGCTAAGGTACGTCTTCCTTCTGGTCGAATTAAGTCTATTCGTATTGCTGAGATTGATGCTCCTGAAATATCACACGATAAACGTGGTGCTCAAGCTGGTGGTGATGAAGCAACTAAAGAATTATCTAATCGCATTGGCGGTAAGAAGATTTCATTGTCTGGTTTAAAAGCTGATCCTTATGGTAGGTTTGTAGCGTCTGTTGAAGTTGATGGCATGAATGTTGGAAAAGACATGCTAGATAAGAAAGTCGTTCAACCATATGGTCAAGAACGTACATTCTTTGGTAAACTTAAAGGCGATCCTGTTACTCCTAAAGAGTGGCGTGACGAGGGTAAAGCGGATGCTGAAGGACACTATAGCTGGGATAGGCTCAAGAAGCACCCTATAAGCGCCATAGCAGGCACTGTTGCTTCTGTGGTAGACCTAGCCACTGGTCTGCCTGAGTGGGCCTCTAGGACCGCTTTAACGGGCGTTGGTATTGTTAAGGAAACCTTCACTGGTGTTGATAAAGCTGGTAGTGAAAAGTCCATTAAAAAGGCTGAAGTCTTTGCCGATAAGTATACTAAAGAGTTTCATATGGATGCTCTTACTGGTTTAGCTGGTAGGGCTGCTACAGCAATGGGCGCTGATCCAACAATGATTGGTCATGCTTTTGATCCTGTTTCTAAGCTTTATCAAGCAGGACAAGAAGCTTTACAAGAACAAGGAGCTAAGATTGGTATTGCACCAGCAGCTACTCGGTTTGCTGTGGATAACATTGTAGCTATTCTTACTCCTAAAGTAATGGGTAAGGCTCATGAAGTTCTTACTGAAGGTAAACCTAGCGAAGCTTATGTTAATGAGTATCGTGCTCGTAAAGAAGAGCAGTATGCTCAAGCTGAAAAAGCTGAAGAGGCAAAGCCAGCTGCACTTACTGAGACAGCGATCCGTGATAAAAAGACTGGTAAAGTTGAACGCATGGGTCCTAAGCATGATGAAGCCCGGAAAGCTGAAACTAAAGACACACATGAACAGGGGTTCATTGATGCTGATGGTAACTTCCTTGAACGTAAAGATGCCCTTACTAGAGCTCAAGAAACTGGTCAAGTAGCAAAAGGTAAGAAGCTAGATTTTGCTGATGAAGGATTACATAGTGGTGACCTTCGTGATTCTGGTGATCCTCGTTTCCAAATAAAGGAAAAGAAAGTCCGTACTGAGGAGCAAGTTCGTGAAGAACTTGTTGATGCAGCTACTGATGCTCACATGCAAAAGATTAGTAAAGCATTTGATCTTCCTGAGCTTGTGACTGATATTAAAGGACGTGCTTTAAAAGCACCTAAGAGTCTTGGTTTAGAAAAGATTTCTGGTATTGTTAAAGAAGAGCCAACTAAGTTTGCTAAGTGGGCAGAAGATCTTAAAGATACTCTTGGTGTTCTTGTTCGTTCAGAGATTAAAGATGGTCTTATGACTCACTTTGATGCTCTTAAAATGGAAGAGATCATGCCTGATAAGGCTGGTCGTGAACGAGTATGGGAAGCTATTCAAGAGAATAAGGGTGGTGAACTTACTGGTGCTGCTAAGAAGTTATATGACTTTCATAATAAAGTTATGGATGAGATTTACAAAGCTGCTAATAACGTTGGTGTCATTAAAGGTTATATCGAAAACTATGCTGCTCGGCATATTGATATGGAGAACCTTACACCAGAACAAAAAGCAGCTGTTATGAAAGAGATTGGTAATGCCTATCCCTCATTACAGCCTACTACTAAGCATGGTAAGACACGTACTGTAACAGACTTTGGTGAACTTAAAAAGATTATGGACAAACATGATCTTAAATTTAAGACTACAGATCTTGCTGAATCTTTTAGATTGTATGCTGAGTCTGTAAAGAAAGCTATTAGAGATACTAATAAACTTAATGCAATGAAGAAGACTCGTGTTAGTGGTCTTCCTGTATTGATGGAGATTGGTGGAGCTGAAAAGATTCCACCTAATTATAAGCCAGTTAAAGGTGGTGGTTTGTATGAGAACTATGCTGTTCATCCTGATATCTATGATGCTGTAAAACATTTAATAGGTAGCAATGATCCGGGTGTTATTCTTAAAACAGCTGCAACATTGTCAGGAGCTATTAAACGTATCGCTGTTGGTTTTTCATTGTTTCACTATGGTACATTGAACGTAGCTAATTTCCTTAGCAATAAACCAATGCATAGTCTTGAGTCTTTTCTTAAGACAAAGGGCGGTTTAAAGCGTGAGAGTTTACTTAAAGATCCCACTACAGGTCGTTTAAGTGAGGAAGCTAAGTTTCAGATTGATAACGGAGTTACATTCGGTATTATTTCTGACTCTGGTGTTGGTGCTATGGATGCTATTGCTAAGGCTGCTGATAGTCTTCTTGGTAAGGTTACTGGTAAGAACTACAATCTAATCTATAAGGCAACTGAACCAGCTCGTAAAGTACAAAAAGTACTTGATCATATGACATGGGAAATTACTCATGATGGATTAAAGTATCTTGCTGCTCAAAAGAAATTAGAAACAGCTCGAAAAAACTTTCCAGACATCCCAGATGCTGTTCACATGAAAGAGATTGCACGTAACATTAACAATACTTTTGGTGGTCTTGATTGGTTTAGTGTTGCACGGGAAGGTAATAGTAAACTGACAGAGAAGCTTAAGATGGCTGCTTATAGTCCTGAAGGACGTATGGGCTTGCAGGTTCTTATGTTTGCTCCAGACTGGACTATGTCAACTGTTCGTGCTGTTTCACATGCACTACCAGAGAAAGCTTTTGCTCCTGCTACTTGGGATTTATCAGCTGGATTACAAGGGTTATTACATCCATTAACTGAAGGTGATTATTCTAGACAGTATATGGCTAGGTTTGCTTTCACATCATTAACACTCGCTAATGGTCTTAACGTTGCCTTGTCTGGTAAATATATCTGGGAAAACAAAGATCCGTTTACTATTGATATGGGTGATGGTACATTCCTTAGTCCATTTAAACATGCGGCTGAGTTCTATCATTGGCTTACAGACTTTGACAAAACGTTTTATAACAAGCTTGGGTGGTTGCCTAAACAACTTACTGAAGCAGCTTACGATATTCGTAAAGACACCCCACTACAAGAACGATTAAAGAACCTTGCTAAGGGTACTGCAGTTCCATTTACTGGATCTTCTGCAACTGATCCTAGACGAACTCTTGGTGAGTCGGCATCGTCTTTTGTTGGTATGCCTGTTACTGGTGTAAAGGATAGGCCTATGCCTGGTCTTTCTAAAATGCAAGAAAACTATGCCCGAAAGATTAAAGCTCTTGGACGTAAATTAGGTTTTAAAGTTAAAGACGACACGGAAAAATAAATGAAGATACTAATCATCGATGCATCAGGCGTATGCCTAGACTTTGCTTTACGATGCCAGAACTATGGTCATCAAGTAAAGTGTTTTATACGACATAATAAGGATGGTAGTCGCTCGATGGTCGGTGATGGTGGACTCATTGAAAGAGTCTCTGAGTGGGAGAAGTATATGAACTGGGCAGATCTAATCTTCTGTACAGATAATATCTTTTACATTCATGGCTTGGAACGTTATCGTGATAAAGGTTATCCAATTATTGGTCCATCTATTGATACCAATCGTTGGGAACAAGACCGCATGCACGGTGCAGATGTAATGGAGAAGGCTGGTATTACAACTATCCCATCCACAGTATTCAAGAATTACGATGAGGCTATTAAACACGTAATGGATAATCCAAAGCGTTACGTTAGTAAGCCTATCGGTGATGGAGCCAAGGAACTATCTTACGTTGCTAAATCAGCAGCCGATATGGTCTTTATGCTACAGAAGTGGAAGAAGAGTAACGCATACAAAGGCGACTTTATCCTCCAAGAGTTCCACGGTGGTGTTGAATTTGGCGTAGGTGGCTGGTTCGGACCTGGTGGTTTCAACAAGCAGTTTTGTGAGAGCTGGGAATTTAAGAAGTTAATGAATGATGATCTTGGTGTCGCTACAGGCGAGCAAGGTACTATCGTTCGCTATACCTCCGAATCTTACTTGGCAGACCAAGTTCTCAAACCGCTTGAAGACTTTCTTCATGGCTTAGCATATACAGGTTATATTGATGTTAATTGTATCATTGACAAAGATGGCTTTCCTTGGCCTCTTGAGTTTACTATGCGACCAGGCTGGCCGCTCTTTCAGATTCAACAAGCACTGCATAATGGCGACCCCGCTCAGTGGATGCTCGACCTTATCAACGGTGAAGACACACTACGTACCAGCAAGGCAATTGCTTGTGGCGTTGTTATTGCTATCCCTGATTATCCTTATTGCAAGATAAGCAAGAAAGATAACTCTGGTTATCCTTTGTTTGGCTTGACAGAAGAAGATGTAGTTAACGATGTTCATTGTGCTGAAGTCATGTGGGGTAAAGCCCCAAGCATGTGTGACGGTGAAGTTAAAATGAACACACCGATGTTTGTTACAGCAGGTGATTACATCTGTACTGTATCGGGTAAGGGTGCTACTGTAAGTGATGCTCGTGAGAAGTGCTACAATACTATTAAGAAGAAGATTGAGATTCCTAATAGTGTTATGTATCGTACTGACATTGGTTGTCGTTTAGAGAAACAACTGGACGTGTTACATGAACATGGCTACGCTAGTGATTGTGATTGGGAGTAATTATGGCTAATAATTTGCTCCCCCCAATTCCACAAACACCTATTGGTGAAGAGTTCTCTTGGCGTGATTGGTTTAGAAATCTTGGTAACTACATTTCTGTTGCACAGACTGGTGGATCACCTTGGACTATTATTCAAGGTGGTAC